TTGTTCCATAGCAAAGAATACTCTTTCATCTTGACATAGTATTGCTACAGCTGCAACTTTCATACCTAAACTATTTAGTTCTCTTGATAATTTTATTCTTTCACAATTTTTATCTCTAAAAGATTTACCACCTGATACACCAATACCAAAAGTTTGTACTCCTGCTGATGCTCCCGCAAGACAAACATCGGATCCTGCGTTAGTTACACTTGGTGCGGACGCTGTTGGTGGTGCAGATCTCATGTTAGATGTTGAATTATTTGTAGTTGTGGTATTGTTTGAGCTACCACTTTGATAAGTGTTTGTGGCTGAACTTGTGTAACCACCAGTAATTGATGTGTTAGATCCGGATGTATTGTTTTGAGTTGTGTTAGGGTAAGCTGGCGTAACACAAAATGCTAGTGAACATAATAATATAATTAGTGCTCCTGTAAAATAATAGTTCACCCTACAACCCTCCATTATATTACTTCCAAAATCTACTTTTTAATTTTAAAATAGGTCTTACAATCCATCTTCTGTAGAGATTTCCTATTCTGTTTATTACTCTTTTAATCATTTTTCTTTTCCTCCATTTCGTAGAAAAAATTGTCGGTGTCTTCTGTTTTCCATTTACCAGAATTTTCTACATTCCATTCTGATGTCTGCACTTTCCAATCAGGAATATTATCTTTCACAGTGAAAGAAGGTAGATCCCATATACATCTATTGTTAGGTTGTGCTGCATAATTACCATCATCTAAGGCAATTATGTGTGCGCACTTATGTTCGTGCGGTATCTCAGAATGTTCGACGTCAAGTATATTAGACTCTGGATGTGCAAAGTCAACAGTAAATAAATATTCTCCGTGATGCCACTTCTTATCTTTACCGATGTACTTACCGGATGTGCCTCCTAGAATATCCCAAATATGAACAGAAGGATAATAACTAAAACAATTCCAAAGCTGAAGTTCATCAAGTCTACGTTTAGGAACATCTTCCGGTCTAAAGCCTCTCTGAATGAAGGCAGATATCGGGAGACGATAAAAGACAGCGCCGTTCTCCATAATCGCATGAAATAAAATAGCGTGACCTGCAATAGAGCTAAGACCAAAGATAATGCAGTCTTCAACTTCTCCGTGATGTTTTTTAAGATCATATAAATACTCCCTTCTTATTTGTGCATACTCTACTGGTATGTTTGCATTTAGATAAGACATAAATCCTCACTTTATTTCTCCCCAGTTTTTACCAGACTCATAATCTACCCTGTTTGGTATTTCTAAGTCAACTGCGTTTTCCATAATATCTTTTATTTTTGCAGCTTCCAAGGGATTTGTTACTGATATATCAAGTTCATCATGCACCTGTATATGTGGTGTGATGCCTTCTTTATGTAATTCTAACATAGCTTTTTTAGTCATGTCTGCAGCAGAACCTTGAATTAATTTATTCAAAGCTTTGTATGTATAAGCACGCTTGATACCTGGTCCATGTTCCTGGACAGCTTGATCAAATGGTAAAGCTTTGTGCATACCAAAACTATTTGGTTCCCACAAATGAAACCTGCATAATCTACCAAGTAAAGTTCTAATTTGTCCACGTTGTTGTGCTCTGTTAGCTACTGAGTTCATTAATTTTTTAACAAACGGAACTCTTTCATGATAAATTGTAAACAATTCTTCTGCTTTATCTTTTGATACACCTAACTCTGCTTGTAGTTTAGCTTTACCCATACCATAAAATAATCCAAGATTAATTGTCTTAGCAGCACTTCTTGGTATGTCAGCCATCTTAGCAACGATTGTATGAAAGTCTGCGTCACCATCTTCATAAGAATCTTTAACATTAAAGACGCTTGAGTCTTGATCAAGGGATGCATAGTGCACTACTAGTCTTGGTTCTTGTTGACTGTAGTCAAAGCATCCCCACTCGCAACCGGATTCAGGTATGAAGAGGGATCTAATCATCGGCCCTAAGTCTTTGTTACGAGCAGGAATCTGTTGTAGGTTTGGATTGCTGTATGAAAATCTACCTGTTACTGTACCACCAGTGTCAGATCTAATTTGATTTATATCAGCGTGTATCCTACCGTTATGTTCGTGTTTAATTATTGTATCTATAAAAGTTGTATGTGCCTTGTTTATCTCTCTTGCTTTTGATATACATTGTACCAAAGGATGTTCATGAGTAGACAAAAAGTTTTTAGTAAATGAAGGCGCTTGTGTTTTTGCTGTCCGTTCGTATTCCAGGTTTAATTTATCAAAGACTTTGGCTATCGACCGCGCTGCCCATATTTGAGTATCTATTCCTGTTTCTGTTTTTACTTTTTGCAGGAGCTCTTTTTCTTGTGATGCTAATTGCTGCTTCAGTGTATGAGCTTTTTGAACGTCCACTCTCACGCCAAGAAATCGCATATCAACCAGACAAGGAAACAAATCCGTTTCCAAATGAAAAATAGAATCTAAATCTTGATCTATCATTTCTTTTTGCATAACTTTCCAAAGTGCAAACGTTAGTTCTGCATCACGTTCAGCATAGTTACCAACATACATCGCAGGTAATTTCCACATGTCAGCTTTGGGATCAACACCCCATTCTTTTGCAGCGTTGTTTAGTTCTGTTTCGTTTTTACCTTGACCACAATAATCCCAACCTAGTGATCCAAGATCATATCTAAATCTATTTTCGTTTACTAGTGATGCTGCAATCATGGTATCAACTATCTGTCCGTTAATTTGTATACCCATAGATCTAATCCAACACACATCATACATGGCGTTGTGAAAAATTTTAGTAGCTGTAGTTTTACAAATATCTGTAAACCATTGAATTACTTTACTTTTTTCAAGGTTACCACCACCCTCATGATCGAAAGGAAAGTAACCTGAGTAGCCATCCGTTGCAACTGCAATGCCTACAACTTTACCTTTACCTACTACGGATCCTGATCCCATAGTTTTTAATTCTGGATCGTGTGTTTCTAAATCAATTGCAATCTCATTACAAAATCTTAGATCTGGAAACTCTGTGGGTTTTACCCACTCTGTCTGTGCTTTAAACACTATATTATTTTTTAGGCTCATATATGTATTTCTCTTTTATGATTTTATTTAATTTATCTTTGTTGCTAAACGCATACAAAGCAGCATTATAATCGTGTGGGAATATTTCCCAATCAACTAAGCTAGGATAAATTTCTATTCTAAACTTATGTTTACTTATCTTAACTTCTTTTGTTATTGGTTTACTTCTCATCTTTCAATTTTTTGATTTCCAAATCACAATAGTGTTTGATCTTCTCTAAGTCTTCTATCTTATTTTTATACAAATATCTACAAACATATTTCACAACGTTACCTTGAAAGAATGAAAGATTATTTTTTGAAATAAATTCGTATGGCTGTATTTTAAATTTTTTATAATGTGATCCTCCTATTTGTTTGTCTTGAGGAAAAGCATCATTAAATATATCTTTGCTTGTCATATTTTAAACTCCTTAGATTTATTTGGACATCTTATTAAATATAAATTTTTCATAGTTCTTGTTATACCTACATACCAAACACGATATTCTTCATCTCGTTTTTGTATAGATTTTTTTGCTCCTCTAATTGTGTTTGCGGTTTCATTTAAAAGTAAAACAACATTAGTTGCTTCACCACCTTTAGCTCCGTGTATTGTTGATACTTTAATTCTTGCTTTCTTTGTTGGATCTTCATTGTTAAGTAGTAATAACTTCATATAAGTTATTTGACTTTGAGATACATTGTTAAATGCATCGTACCATTTCAATGATAGATTCATTGGTCCTTTTATTCTTTCTTTAATTCTTTGTAATTGTATATCAGGAAGAGGTATTTTTTTCTGTAATTGCGACCAGTATTGTATATCTTCATACAAAGATTTTCCAATACTATTTCCTTGTGCAGATTCAAAAAATAAACCTTTCTTTTTTAAGTAAGTTGGTATTGGTTTTAATAATGATTTAGTTCTAGTTAATATTAACCAGTCACCAGTAGACATATCTATGTCTGATAATTTATAAATTTGAAAAATATTTCCAGGTTCGTCTTTTGGAAAATATTCTTTGTCAAGTCTATTATCTTGTACTCTGTTGATGACATCTAATGCAATTTTTTGTATACTACTTGGCACTCTTTTTGAATATTTTAGTGGTATCTCTTCTGCTTCCCAGTTAATAAAAGAATCTACATCAGCACCAGCCCAACCAAATATAGCTTGGTCATCATCACCTGCAATCCATACATCACACTTGGTATCTTCTTCTATCTTTTTAATCATGGACCATTGTATTAATGATAAATCTTGTGCTTCATCTACAAATATAACATCAAATTCAGGAGTCTTGCCCTTGTCTAAAAATTTTTGTATCATGTCATTGAAATCAATGAGTCCATATATATTTTTGTAGCTAATTATTTCTCTATCAATAGCATCTAACTTATCTCTTTCTATTTTTGATAAATGTTCGTTTAAATCTAATTGATCCATGGTACTTATTTGTTTTACTCTAGCTAGATTAATTAAGCTTAAATACTCACTGTCAGATGAAAAGATACCATTCCAATTGTTAGTCTCGTAAGATGCATATTTTATTTGAATACCACACGTTTCACCTATTAACTTGTAGTTCTCATCTTGCATGACGTTTTCTTCTTTTAGCCCTAACTGATTAAATGCTAATGAGTGAAGTGTTTGAAAGTATTGTATGTCTTTTTTAGTTAAATCT